GTCAGTTGACTCAGTTAGGGAGTTACTTAGAGCGTTTGAAATTAGTTACGATAAAAAATTAGAAGAATATGAAAGAGGAATGGAAGAAGTTTGAAGACATCTACTCAATTAGTAACTTTGGCAACGTGCGTAATGATACTACAGGCTACATTTTAAAGCCTTTTATCAAAGGTCGTAAGGTTGTTGTGGGTTTATGGTTGTATAACGCTTCACAATTAAAGCAGTTTGGTATAGCTTTACAAGTAGCAAAAAGTTTTATTGATCCACAGGTTAAGAAAGTGGTAAGAATTAACAAGGATAAGTTTAATAATAGAGTTGATAATTTAAAAATTTATTTATGAAAATAGGAGATAAATTATTGTTGTTGGAGTTGGGAATAGACTACATGACAAAGGGAAAGATTTACACAATTAAAAGAGTTGAAACCTTCGGTACTTAAAAGTATTTTAGTGTAACAACAGATAACAACTTTGTGTGTTATTTTAATGAAAGTGAAATAGGTAAAAAATTTAAAGATTTAAGTAATGGTTAATTTAGGACAAAAGTTAAAAGGCTGTCATACTTCTGAAAATATAGGAGTGATTAAGGATGTGATTTACAAAGTTAAACAAGTAAATAGAGACGAATTACAATTCAGTGTAGAAGGTTTAACCCATTGGTTTGATTTTAGCGATGTACCTGGTGTATGGTTTAACGAATTAGAAAGGTTAAACATACCTAAACACTATAATAACGACAAAGGTACTCTATATAAAGTAGCACAAGAAAGAGGCTGGAATGCTTATTTATTCGATATTGTGAAACGATTAGAAAGAGCCGAGAAAAAAGGTGTGTTTATTGAGGACTTAGATAAGTCTATTGTAGTGATTGAATTATGGAAAAAAGAACGTAATGATAAAGTATAAATTTACAGCAATTGTTAGGGATTGTTTAACATATCCAAAGAATTTGTTTGATTTATTTGATATGTTTTTTGAACCAAAAGAAAAAGATTTTTATATAGTTGAAAAAGTTGGTCAAATGAATTATGAAATAGTTTTTGAGATTTATGGTGAAGAGCAAAGAGATAATATAAAAAGATTATTAAATAAAACAGGTTTAAGATATGAAGAAAGTATTTATACCAGCTTATAATGATTGGTTTGTAATCATTAAACAAAGTGGTAACTGGGCGTTAATTCAGTTTCACAATAAACAAATAACATATAACATTTTAGGATTAGAAATAAATGAAGATAACGACTAAGAAAATAATCAGAGAGCTTGAAAAAAAAGGGTATAATAAAGTATATTTAGTAAAGTCAGTTGATGAACATTTAATAACAGACGTTCGAGATATAATCGACGAAATTTTAAAACAACATAAAAACATTAGTATAAAATGAAAAAATTAGTAATAGTATTAGGATTAGCAACGTTATTTAGTTGCGAGAAAGAAAAGGTAGCATTAAAAAAAGAAGATTGCGATTGTGACAGGGTGTTTAAAGTTGAAATGAGTACTTTAAGAATAGTTCCCAATGGCAATGGAAGTGCTAACGTATATCAATGCTATAATGTATCTATAGTTAATGATTGCAGTAAATTCAATGACGTAAAAGAATTTGTTGAGTATGAAGGTAGGAAAGTACCTGAAATAGGTAGTTGTTATTCAAAATATTGGTAAAAATAGTTTGTAATTAAAAAAGTTTTATTATATTTGTGGACATATCGGGCAGGATAGTAAACGTATTAAAGACATTTTAAAGCTTAACAATGAGTAGGACTGCCCTCCGAAAGTTGTTAGGCTTTTTTTATTTAACTAAAATTTATTTATTATGATTTACAAGTTTTCAAATGAAGGAATTGATTTAGAGATTGAATTAATCCAAGAAAAAGATGCAGAAAAAATATTAAAAGAAAATACTTCAATTTCAATTAAAGATTATAACGAAAGATGGATAACTATTGATTTGAGCAAGAAAAATGTTTATCATTTAATTGGTGCTTTACATTTGTTACATAAAGAAATGAAATAGTTATGGCAGAAGATAAAAAAGGGTTTGTATTATATGCAGACCAAAGAAGTATTATTGATATGCTTCCTAATGATAAAGCTGGTGAATTATTTAAACATATTTTTTCTTATGTAAATGATGAGAATCCAATTTCTAATGATGCGTTAATTAATTTAGCATTTGAACCTATTAAACTACAATTAAAAAGAGATTTACTAAAATGGGAAGAAACTCGTTTACAACGAAGTAAAGCTGGGAAGATTAGCGCTGAAAGAAGAAAGCAACAAAATGAACAAGTGTTAACATATGTTGAAAGTGTTGAACAAGAACCAACAAATTCAACAGTAATAGTAAATGATAAAGTAAATGTAAAAGATAAAGTAATAAATAATATAGATAGTCGCAAAACAAGTTTTGCTAATTCACTCAAACCTTTTCTTGATTTGTATGGTAAAGAAATGTTAAATGATTTTTATTTCTATTGGACTGAACACGGAGATAAGGATAAAAAAATGAGATATGAAAAACAAACTTCTTTCAATGTTGAGTTAAGATTAAGAACTTGGAATAAGAGAAGTAACTCTTTTGAAAGTAAACCTAAACAAGAAGTATTATTTGTTACTCCTGAAGGTGTTGAAATAAAAGATAAGTTAGTATTACATACTTACCAACAAACAGGGAAAATATGATACTTAAAGACGGACATAGCACACAGCAGATATTAGACTATAAAAATGGTTTAATACCAAAAGGGCTTGAACTTGGTATATACTTAGATGAACATTTTGTGCATAAACAAGGTCAACTTAATTTTTCATTAGGACACGATAACGTAGGTAAAACTTACTTTATGGAATGGTATTTCTTAGCACTTGCAACTAATCACAATTTAACATTCACTTTATTTATGGATGAAAATCCACCTTACAAAGTATTGAGGGATATGCTTAAAATGTATTTAGCAAAGCCAATAGAGGAAATGACTGAAAAGGAAATACAAAAGGGATTGATGAAACTTGAAAATCATTTTAAATTTGTAGACAATACAAAAAGATATACACCTGAAGAAATAATAAATGTATTCCGTGAAACTAATACAGATGTTTATTTAATAGATCCATTTAATGCTTTAAAATCTTCAATGACTTATGCTGGTAATTATGATGTTTTAAATGAATTAAAAATGTTTTGTAAAACAACAGGCAAAACAATTTACATAAATGCTCACCCAAGTACAGCAAGTGGAAGGAAACAAGCTGTATATCCAAAAGGTCATAACTGGGAAGGTCATATAATGTTCCCATTCAAAGATGATATTGAAGGTGGTAAACCATTCTCAAATAAAGCAGATGATTTTATTATAATTCATAGGTTTAATGGACATGAAACATTAAGGTTTACTACTTTGGTAGAGGTTAAAAAGATTAAAGATACTGATACTGGTGGTAGACAAACTTTAAATGAGCAGCCTATATTCTTTGATTATAATTTTGGTTATGGTTTTAAATGTGGTGGTATTGATTGTATAAAAAGAGCAAAAGATGTACAGGTTGCTGCATTCAAGCTAAAACAAGAAGTAGCCAAACCTGTTGATTTTAATAAAATAGGTAGGCAAGTAAATGAAAGTAAATTAACCCCTGAAGATGAAGGATTTTTCCCATTTTAAATTATGAATGATTTAGATTTAATGGTTGCAAAGTATAATATTATACGAACCAAAACAAAGATTGAAGCATCTGTTATCGAAATAAAGCAAAATAACCCACATAGAACGGATTTAATTAGTTCAATGAATGAAAGTGTTGATGAACTACAAGAAAGCCTTTTAAAATGGGTTTATATAGAAAAACAATGTAGAGCCTATTCGATGTTGAATAATTCACTAACTCACACAAATTTGATTTTGTTACAAGAAAACAAAGATTTAAAAATGAAGTTAGGTAATGTTGATGAAAATGAAAACTACATTCGTAATTTAGAGCTTGATAACGAAGCATTAAAAAATAAATTAAAAATATTATTAGATGAAATATGAGTAAGCTAATCACATTTTACAAAGGTTATATTATACCTACTTTACAATCACACCTACCAAACGTAACCACAAACGATTTAGATGCTGTTTTAAAGACATATGCAGGCTTCGAAGGTATTAGCTGTAAAGATATGAGCAATGAAGATTTAAACGAGTTAATAATAGGTTGTTTTGAGTTTGGAGATAGGTACGGAATATACCTTAACTTTCCTGATAACGAAGCAGAATTTATAAAAGATTTAATATGAATGTAAACATAAAACAAAAGAAGTGTAGGTACTGCGAAATGCTATTTTATCCGATTAGAACAACAGCAATAGTTTGTTCGTATGAATGTGCAAATTTATTAGCAAAAGAGAAAAGCGACAAACAAAAGGATAAGGAATGGAAGCAACGCAAAGCGAAAATGAAAAGTGATCTAATGAGCCTTAGTGATTGGTTAAAGATAGCACAAACACATTTCAACACTTATATTCGTGAGCGAGACAAAAACAACGTTTGTATAAGTTGCCAAAAACCACCTTTAAAAAAGAACGCAGGACATTTTTTTAATGCAAATAACCACTATAACGTAAGGTTTGATGAAGATAATGTACACCTACAATGTGAACACTGCAACACTTTTCTGAGTGGTAATTTAATTTTTTACCGAGAAAACTTAATTAAGAAGATAGGTATTGAATCTTTTGAAGCATTAGAAAATAAAGCAAGAATCACAAGGAAATTCAGCATTTCAGAGGTTAAAGAGATAATTGAAATATACAAAGCGAAAATAAAAACATTAAAATAATTACATTTAGTTTGTATAAGTGTAATTATATTGTATCTTTGTAGAAATTAATATTAAAAGTTATGAAAACAAGTATTAGAGATTTCGATTTTACATTTGCAGGTTACGGACATTATGTGGTAACTTACACTTCGCCTAAAACAGGTAAACAATGGAGCGTTAAAACAAATGATATGCAGTTAATAGATGCAACAAGAGGTACATTTTCACCTAAACAAAAAGACTTTGAAGCGTTAAAACGTGTTTGCAAATCATAATAAATAACAAGGGGTGCGACTTGGTTAACGCATATTTTAAAATCAAAAGTTATGAAAATTTATCAGAAGTTATTAGAAGCTAAAAAGCAAATAGGCAAGGTTTCTAAGAATGCAAAAAATCCACACTTCAAAAACAATTACGCTGATATAAACGCGTTGATTGAAGCGGTTGAACCTATCCTGTTAGATAATGGTTTATTGTTGTTACAACCTGTTATCAATGGCAAAGTAGTTACGCAGATAATAGATATTGAGAGCTGTGAAAAGATTGAAAGTATATTAACATTAGATGCTAATCTAAATAGTCAGCAACAAGGCAGTCAAATAACGTACTTCAGACGCTATACTTTACAAAGCCTTATGAGTTTACAAGCTGAGGATGATGATGCGAATACAGCAAGTAAAGTTAAAAAACCAACGTTATCAGATAAAGCATTTAGTTCAGCAATAGAGCGTATGATTAATGGAGAGGTTGAGCTATTCGCTAAGCTAAAAGATAGCTATACTTTAACACCGCAGCAAGAGTTAGAATGTAAAGAAGTGTTAGGATGAGAAACGAAGACTTATATAACGAAGTAAGCGAACAAGAACAGGCACATTTAGAGTGTGCCTTATTAGAAGAAATTTTAATCAATTTAAATAAATAGTTATGCAAGAGTTAGAAAATTTACCATTACCGCCATTACCAATTAGACTAATTAATAGATGGGGTACGATGGTTCAAAACGATGAGTTGAAAGTAGATAAAGCAATGTTATTGTATATGTTAGAAACATTGAAAGAAGTAATAATAGAAGAAAATAAGATATAATGGAAAAGAGTTTATACATAATCAAAGAGGAATATTTAGATCTAATTTCTCAAATAGAAAGTGCAGAAGGTGAGTTAACACCTGAGTTAGAAGGTGCTTTAACAATCAATAAATCAGAGTTAGAAGTAAAATCGATAGCTTATGTTGAAGTCATAAAGCAAAGAGAAAGTTTTAACGCTCGAATAGATGAAGAAATTAAGCGTTTACAAGCTATTAAGAAAGCAAATGATAATCTTGTATTAAGACTTAAAAACAATCTTTTAAATGCAGTTAATATGTTTGGTAATTTCGAAGCTGGATTCTTAAAATTAAGTACGAGAAAATCAAAATCAGTTGAGGTGAACATAGATACAAACGATTTACCAAAAGAATTTAAAAGCATTAAGGTAACAGAAGCTCCTGACAAAACTGCTATAAAGAAAGCAATCGAAAGCGGTCAAGAAATAGAAGGATGTAGAATAGTTGAAAATATTAATTTAGCAATAAAATGAAAACAGAGATAATAATAAGAGGTCAAGTATATGGTGAAAATTATACTATTTACCGAGATAAAAAACAAATCTTAGAACACTATGAATACTATAAACTAAAACACGGCTCTTTAAATTTGTTGGGTTATTTGCGAGACCAAAAGATGTTATTCGAACGTGAACATAAAGCTAAAATTGACCGACAAAAATATAAGGAAAAATTAACCAAAACATTGTTTGAGTTAAAAGATGAGTTTAACTATATGTCAGACAAAGACATATATAATGTAAGTAAAAAAGTAGTAAGTGAAATATTAAATTATCAATAGAATGAAAGAAACTAAAATTAAAGCGGTGTTGGATCACTTGAAAACAAAAGGTAACATTTCACCTTTGGAAGCAATACACCAATACAATGCTACTCGATTGAGTAGTATTATCTTTGACCTAAAACGAAAAGGGTATAACATCCACACAATTATTGAAGAGTATAAAGGGAGTCGCTTCGCAAGATATTTTTTAACGAAAGAATTATAATTATGGAAGCAATGAATCAAACAGCAGTACAATGGCTTCATAGAGAAAGCGAAGAATTAATAGGTATGTTTTTAGATGGTGAAATTGATAAAAGATTATTATTAACAATGCATCATAATTCTTATTATAAAGCTGAAAAAATGGAACAAGAACAAATATTAGAATCTTGGAAGGAAGGATATGATTTAGCTATTAATGGAAAAATTCCAAAATTATGAAAGTAGCAATAGGAATAATACTAATAATAGGTTTAACAAGTTTTAAGGCTTCTTATTATGCTGATTACTTTCACGGAAAAGTAACTCGAAGTGGTGAAAAATACGACATGAATAAACTTACTTGTGCAAGTAATACACATAAGTTAGGGACTAAACTAAAAGTAACCAATTTAGAAAACAACAAATCAGTAGTAGTAATTGTAACCGATACAGGTAGCTTTAAAAAGATAACCTTAGACTTATCAAAAAAAGCATTCAGCAAAATAGCTGATTTAAAAACAGGAGTGATTAACGTTAAAATCAAAAAAGTAAAATAATGGAAAAACTTATTTTAGAATGGGCAGACAACAGGGGGCTGTTAAAGTATGATAACCGCTTTCAACAATACCTTAAAGGAAGCGAAGAATTTGGAGAATTAGCTAAGGCTATGCTTGAAAACGATAAGACCGAGATAAAAGATGCATTAGGTGATTGTGTGATTACATTGGTTATATTAGCCGCTCAATTAGGGTGCTCATTAGAAGCGTGTACAGAGATAGCATACAACGAAATAAAAAACAGAAAAGGTGAAACAAAAAATGGAACGTTTATACGTGAAAAATAGAAAGTCTAAGAGCGAAATATTGTACCTTGTGCATAAAATAAGAGCAGGTAAATATACCCTTAGACCATTTAAAAATAAAATTAAAAACCAAGAAAATGACGACAGCAATTAATGAATTAATAGACAAAATTATTGAACACGAACAACAGGTAATGCAAGGTAATTGTAAGAGCGAACCTGAATTAGTAATAGTATCA